CTTGCGGGGGGCGTCTTAGACGTCGTGAATTACTCACTTCTGGGTATCCTTACCCTAACTAACCTATGGTCAGTCACGAATGAAAGCTCCAAATTATGTTAAGGACGAAAAGAAAACTTTTGAAATGCCGCGTTACAATGCGTGCACTAATGAGTCTTTTACTATTCCTGTAACTATTTGGGCCAAGCATTCTAATTACTCGTGCTCTAGTTCTAACTCTGCGGTTGGTGCTAACGGTCTGCGTCGCCCTAATGTACTTTCCTTAGATAGGGAAGTTTGGGAGATACAGAATCCTCTGACCTATACGGATTATCAGTACTGTTATAAACAAATAACAGGCACTTACGACTACCTTATACTCCCAAAAGGGGTATCAAGCAGGAGTATCCGTGAACAACATATCTACGGAACTGGGCATATCTTGCCACGATCTGTAGCGCAGAAAACGATCGATCTAGCAGTCTCTAAATTTTATGCCGATGTTTCAGACATAAAGTTTAATTACGCTGTGTTCGCCATGGAGCTTGCTAAAACTCGCGACATGGTTGCTGCACGTGCGTGGCAAATTGGCCGTAGTTATAAACTACTGCGCCAAGGTAAAATTAAGCAAGCGATTGCTCAATTTACCACGCTCAAGCAAAACAAGGTTCCAATCAAAGGGGATAAACCTCTTAATGGAAAAGACCTTGCGGATGCTTGGTTAGAGCTGCGGTACGGTTGGACCCCCCTGATGTATGAAGTTCAAGGTGCCATCGAGCTCCTTGAAGAGAAGATATTAGGCGGTAAACTAGCCACGTCATATAGAAAATCGACGAAAGTCAGCTATACCGACAATAGTACTGTCAGGGTCTCCGGTATTGATTTCGCGCATAACGCGACGATCAACGATCATGTAACCATAAGTTGCCTGATCAAACCAGACTGCCCTACTAGAATCATCTTGAGTCAGCTAGGTTTCGATAACCCAGCGTTGATTGCTTATGAGCTTATGCCATACAGCTTTGTTGTGGATTGGTTTTATAATATTGGAGATTATCTGCAGTCACAGACAGCGTTAGCTGGCCTCTCTGTCGATTATTTCTCAATAACCAAAACACGGTACATACAAGATGAGATCACTGTTTCTCAAAACGATGATAGTTATCCTGGTGCTAAACCTAGCTTTCCAGGCCAACATACTTATTTTTCGAAGCGTAAGCGACGTGATTTAGGTATCCCTCTACCCCCCATGCCTACCCTTGGTGTTAACATGGATTGGAAGCGACTAATCGACTCCCTAGCCATGATGAAACAACAAAGCGGTAAGTTTGGCAAATAATTGGAAATTTCCACATGGCACAAATCGCTAATATCATCGTAAATGATGGTACTACACCCACACCGGTCTCGCGCACTTTCGAACCTTTAACCTCGCAAAACGGCTTTACAGCCCCTGCGGAATGGTTAGAAAAGTCCAACGGAGTTATGTCAGGCTTTCGCCGTATGTCACTCTTAGTAAAACCGCGCGTTTCTAATGTTAAAACTAAAACCACGATTCAGATTGTGGTTCCATACCAAACGGTCGTAAACGGCCAGACAGTATGGGCACCTAGTCCAAACCGCGTTAACATCAGCTTCGATGTTCAGGACGACAGTTCTGATCAAGACAAGTTGCACTTGTTAGCGTTCGCGCGGAACTTGTTAGCTAATCAAGTTATTACCGATGCTGTTAAAAACATGTCACCGGCCTATTAACTGATAACTAACCCACCGAGGTATTGTGATGGACAAAGTCTACCACCCCGATGCTGCGCTCACAAAGACGCTAGCATTTGCTTCCGATTATTTCGAGATGCTCGACACTCCTGTATCGCTGATGTGTTGGTTGTTAATCAATGTATATGATGACATCCCACATTTGGTGAATAAGGAGATCTCTGCCGATGACTACCTCGATTATGATCATGTGCGCTTCAAGAAGGATTTCCAGGCAGTATCACTGCTAAGAAAGTGCAACGGTCTCGTCAATAAAGACGAACTATTGCTACCTACTATGAAGAAAGTTCTTGCAGCGGAATCAATGTGTTTCGAGACAAATCAACGAATCTTCAGCTGGCTATCAAATAAACAGGATAACCCTTTTCGTGACTATTTCCATGTTATGAAAATGAAAATTGCTGAGGTTTTGGAAGATTTCTCACCTAATGCAGATGATTGCTTGTTTGGACCGGGTGCTTCCAGCACTTGCAAGGGTGTACATACACACGTAGCGTACAAACTAAGCAGCTTTCCAGATGCCCCTCAAAATTGCGAGGATCTCGTTTCGAGCTATTTAACTAGTCTGCACTACGCGGACGGGTATGATGCCTTGGGCGAATCAGGTCCTTTTTGCAATTGGCCGAAAGAGTACAAACTGCCGTTAAAGGCGGTTTGCAAGTTTACGACAGTCCCTAAGGATTGTCGCGGATTACGTCCGATCGCTATTGAACCACACGCTCTCATGCCATTACAGAAAATGTATGGCGCAGCCATTCGCCGTTGCTTGTTACAGAACGGTGTACAGCTTGAGACCTCCGGCCAATTAAACGGCAGAAGGGCGCGTGTAGGATCCATCACTGGGTCCCTTGCGACGATAGACTTCTCTTCGGCTAGTGATACTATAGCTAGATGGGTGATTAAAGCATTGTTGCCCTCCCGTATCTATGATACATTGGATAACGTCCGATCTTCCATTATGGAATTTGGCACCATTCTTGGTGTTGATGTCGGACGACGGAGACTGGAGAAATTCTCCAGCATGGGTAATGGCTTCACATTCGAACTTGAATCGTTGATTTTCTATGCTGCTGCATTCGCAGTGTGCAAAGTACACGGTATAGATACCGATATCAGTGTTCATGGTGTCGATGTGATTTTGCCTAATGAAGCATCGGTTCCTTTTGCGATGTTTTGCAAATGGTTGGGCTTCAACGTCAATCCCGAAAAATCATATTACACAGGAATCTTCAGAGAATCCTGCGGTGAGTATTGGTTCAA